CTTGGACTAAGGCGCAGTCGATGTTACTGTACCTATAACTGGGAGGGGGCAAAAGACCTAGGCCCCCCAAGGCGCGTGGAATGTAGTTAGACAGGCTGATTTTTGTGAAACGAGGAAACTCGTTATTATAAGTCATCAGCTGTTGGATTTGTCTACTACGGAATAGAGAACACCCTTTCTGCACCGATTCATCAACATTGTCATGATAGTCTCCCTTTAGTTGTTTTCGGAAGACATGCTGACGTGAGGCTACGGTAATAAACCACTTCTTATAGGCTTCTAATCGCTCGGGGCGCTCAACTGCCCAATCCTCAATAGAGGCGCGAAGCTTACGCATAGTAAGCAAGTTAGAATCCGTATGAGGGAGTTTCGACTTATCGAGGTCCGCTTTTGCAAGCTTTCCTTCCTTCGTCTCTTTCCAATCATCCAAATCCTTGTTTGTACCTATATATTTACCGTAGAAAACCTCCCCCATTTCCCTAGCAGACTGAAGCGACGATATAATGTCGCAAGGTTGCACCTTCAGCCCACTGACAGCAGATCGGCTACCGCCATAGAGGAGTCTCATGTTAAGCATCGGCACCTGCTTCAAACCGCTTCGAGTGACTTTATACAATTCCGAGTTTATAACCATAAACTTCGGAGAAGTGTAGTTCTTACCTAGCGAGAATTTGAGACCACAAATCTTGGTGATTGTTTTCCAAAGATCGTAATGTCTCTTGTTAACGGCACGGAATAGGATATCATCTCCATTTACAACGAGGGGTAACTCTTTAAGTGTAAATTTCCGACCAAGGATCTTTTCATAAGACAACCGGGTGGCTGCCAAATTAACAAGACACAAGACCGGAAAGCTGACAGGCGAACCCATCAACTGACCCCACTGCTGTTCATATCCCTCTTCTTCCGTAGCACGTCCCCCTTTCTTGTAAACGAGATGATGTCCGGTTAAACATCTATTGAGGATTATTTGATCCTCAAGTGGGATTCTCAGATGTTGAGAAATTGCTGCTTGCGCAGCAATAGAGAGTGTCGGATTTAAAAGATCCGTAGCACTCTCATAATCCCCGGAGACATAAAAACTAATCTCCGAATTCGGAACAACGGTGTTATCTCGAATACGCTCGCAAAGAATCTCAGAACTACAAGGCTTACCGATCAACTGCGCAGCGGGATGTTTCCGCATCTTGTTGTGTATCACGGTTTGCCACCTTCGACCCAGGTGATAAGGGTCCATGTCACCTTTCGTAATTGTCCTCACCTTGAAAGCCTCCAAAAGAGGTACTACTTCAGCGTAAACTTTCTCATGCCTGTACAAGGGAATACTTTCATCAGGGCGATAACGGCAAAGTTCTTTGCAATAAATCTCCCAAATTCCCTCATCATCGTCAGCAAACGGTAAAGTCCACCAAC